CTCGCGCGTGTCCGACGTGCCGTCGCCGCTGAGGGATTTGTGGGATCCACTAGGCTGCCCGGTTGACCTGCTGCCTTGGCTGGCATGGGCGCTGAGCGTTGACACATGGGATCCGAATTGGCCTGAGCACACGAAGCGGGCCGTTACCGCATCGGCAATCGAGACCGCCCGCCGCAAGGGGACGAAGAAAGCCGTCACCGACGCGCTCAACGCGCTGGGAGCGAGCGCACTCATGATCGAGTGGTTCGAGAAAGACCCGATCGGCACGCCCCACACGTTCACGATCAGCATCGTGGCCAACGATACCAGCGAAGAAATGCAAGACGCTATGGTTTCGGAAATCAACCGCACGAAGCCGCTCCGCTCTCATTATGACATTGTTTTCGGCATTGCAACCGAAGGCGAAATCAACATCGTCGGCGTGCTCCGCCCTGCGGTTTTCACTCGGCTTGACGGTGGAGCAACCTATTGACCCTGACCCCTATGCCCGCACTTCAATTCATCCTCACGACGGCCGGGAAAAACGCGATCGTCAACGCGAACAACACCGGCACGAATCCTATCACCATCGCGAAGGTGGGCATCGGCTCAGCCTCGTGGACGCCGACGGCAGCCGCGACCGCGTTGCAAACCGAGATCAAGAAGATCACCACGATCAGCGGGGCGGCCGTCGCCGACGATACGATCCATGTCACCGCGAGCGACGCATCTAGTGACGTTTACACGGTGAAGGAAATCGGGCTGTTCACAAGCGACGACATCCTCGTCGCGGTCTATTCTCAATCCGCCGCGATCATCACGAAAGGCGCGTCGACCGTCGCAATGATCGCGGCGGACCTCGTGATCACTGGCGTTCCTGCTGGATCAATCACCGTAGGCGACGCGACATTCGATTACCCGCAAGCAACCGAGACGGTGAAAGGCGTCGCCGAGATCGCGACCACCGCCGAGGCGCAGGCCGGGACCGACAACGAGCGGATCATCACGCCGAAGAAGCTGCAAGACGTGACGGCCACCGAAACCCGCAAAGGCGTTGTCGAGCTGGCGACTGACGCCGAGACGCAGACGGGCACGGATACCTCAAGGGCGATCACCCCGGCGAACCTGTCCGCACGCACCGCCACCGACGCAAGAACAGGCGTCGTCGAACTTGCCACCGACGCCGAGGTTCAGACCGGCACGGATACTACGCGGGCCGTGACCCCGGCCGGGCTCGCGTCACGCACCGCGACTGAAACTCGCACAGGCGTCGTCGAGCTGGCGACCAGCGCGGAGGTTCAGGCGGGATCGGACACCGCCCGCGCCGTTACACCGGCCGGGCTTGCATCGCGCACTGCGACAGACGCGAGGACCGGCGTTGTCGAGCTCGCGACGGACGCCGAGGTTCAAGCTGGAACCGATACCGCCCGCGCCGTTACCCCGGCGGGGCTGGCGTCGCGCACCGCAACCGAGACTCGAACCGGCGTGGTCGAGCTGGCTACTGCGGCGGAGGCTCAGGCCGGAACGGATACTTCCCGCGCCGTGACTCCTGCCGGGCTTGCATCTGTCACGTCCACCGCGACCCGCGCCGGGCTGATCGAGCTTGCCACGCAAGCCGAAACCGACGCGGGTGACGACACAGTCCGGGCAATCGCCCCGAACCGCCTCAAGCTCTACCCGGGCACGGCCCGGGCATGGGTTGTCTTCAACGGCCAAAACACCGTCTCGATCACAAGCTCATTCAATGTTTCGTCTATCACCGACCTCGGGACTGGCCGATACACGGTGAATTGGGACAACGCATTCGGCAGCTCGAACTACTGCTACGTCGCATGCGCACGTCAATTCAACGACATCGAGGACGCAGCCGTCGTGTCACCGCGCTTGTCTCAAACCAAGACCACCTCGGCCCTTCAGCTTACGGTCGTCGAAGGCAGCAGTGCAAACGACGTGCCTGAGGTCTGCGTGGCGGCATTCGCATAGAGTTATTATCATGAAAGCAATCATCTATCAAACCGAAGACGGCGGATGCGCCGTGATTCACCCGGCTCCCGGGGTGGCTCTCGAAAAGGTCCTTGCCGCCGACGTTCCGCCCGGCGTTCAACGCGCTATCGTCAACGCCTCAGACCTGCCGCCGGACCGCTATTTCCGCCCCGCGTGGAAGGTCCGCAATGGCAAGGTCGAGATCGACGTGGAAGGTGCGAAAGAGTGCCAGCGCAATGTCTGGCGGAAGCTCCGCACCCCGAAACTCGCCGCGCTTGACATCGAGGTGATGAAGGCAATGGAAACCGGCAACGCGGCGCGGCGAAAAGAGCTGTCCGCGTTGAAAGAGTCGCTCCGCGACGTGACGGCAACCCCGCTGCCCGACGACCTTGAGGGCATTCGAAACGCGATGCCGGACGTCCTGAAATGACCCGACAAAACCCCACTCGACCCCATACACCCCTGACCCTAACGTCCCACCATGTCTGAGACATTCCTCCACGGCGTCCAAGTCCTCGAAGTCGATAGCGGAGCCCGCCCGATCCGCACCGTCCGCAGTTCGGTGATCGGCGTGGTCGGTTCTGGCAATAACGACGAGACGGCGGCATCCATCGAAATTGGATCCGGCAACGGCAAGCTGAAGTTCACCGCTACTGAAGAACAAGGCGCGGCAGGCAACGGCATCACGATCGTCTGCCAGAAGCCCGACAGCAACAATGCCGGGTTGACCATTGCGATAGTGAACAAAACGATCACCATCAATCTGGCGACCGACGGCTCCTCTGTTGCGACATCGACGGCCTCGCAAGTGCTTGCGGCCATCAATGCTTCCGGCGCGGCTTCCGCTCTCGTGACCGCCTCGCTTGGCACTGGTTCATCCGGGGCGTCACTTTACGCCGTGCACGCAGGAACCAACCTCGCCGGGGGCGTGGACGCGTCGTTCCCTATCGACACGCCGGTCCTTGTGACCAGCCCGCGCAACATCGACGCGCAGCTAGGGGCGGAAACCTACCTCGGCAAGGCGCTCGAAGCGATTTACAAGCAGGCAGGCGCGGTGTGTGTCGTAGTCCGCACATACGACAGCGACACAACTGGAGACGCGACCAGCCTGACCGGAGTCTACGCGCTGAAACGCGCTCAGTCCGTCGTCGGATACGTGCCACGCATCATCATCGCCGAAAGCGGTGGTGAAGCTGCCGCCATCAGCTCTATTCAATCCGTGGCGGATTCTCTGCGGGCCGTCGCGGTCGTGGGCATCAAGCCGATCCCGGAGACCGCATCGGACGCCACCGCATGGATGGCGGACAACGGCAACGACCGCACCTATGGCATCTGGCCGTTTGTCAACGGCGGCGAAGACCCCGCGCCATACGTGGCTGGCGTGCTCGCCAAGAGCGACAACGACCGGGGATTCTGGTGGAGCCCGTCGAATCAAGAAGTGTTCGGCATCGTGACGCTTGATTCGCCGATCGACTTCCAGCTCGGCGACTCAACCAGCCTCGCCAACGTCCTGAACGAAGGCAAGGTGACGACATTCATCCGCCAAGGCGGCTTCCGCGTGTGGGGCAACCTGACCGGCAGCATCGACCCCAAGTGGCAATTCCTGAGCGTTCGCCGCACCGCCGACATCATCAACGACTCAATCCTCGCGAACCACCTGTGGGCCGTGGACCGGAACATCACCCGGACCTACCTCGAAGACGTGGCCGACGGCGTGGCCGCTTACCTCGCCACGCTCACCAACCTTGGCGCGATCATCGGCGGCCGCTGCTGGCCGGACCCGGACCTCAACAGCCCGGACCAGATCGCGCTCGGCAAGGTCTATTTCAACTTCGAATTCACACCGCCATACCCGGCGCAGACCGTGACGTTCCGCTCGATCCTCACGAACGACTTCCTCTCCGAACTCATCGACTAACAGAACATGAACGCCGCCGCCCAAATCCTCAAAAACTTCAACCTCTACGTCGATGGTCGCGGATACGCGGGCAACGTCGACGAGGTTTCGCTTCCCATCCTGAACATCGTCGGCGAGGACTATCGCGCTGGCGGCATGGACGCCCCGATCGAAATCGACATGGGCATGGAGAAGCTGGAAGCGACCTTCAAGGTCTCGAAATTCGACCGTGACCTGATCGCCAAGTGGGGCGTCGCCGTTGGCGGAACGATCCCGCTTGTGCTTCGCGGGGCGCTTGAGTCGCTGGATGGCACGGTGCAAGCCGTCGTGGTCAAGCTGACCGGCCGGATTCACTCAATGGAAGTGGATACCGTCACCCCGGGGGCCAAGGCCGCCATGACGTTCCGCTTCGCCGCCACCGCCTACTCTTACCAGCAGGACGGCGAGACGCTGATCGACATCGACGTCCGCAACATGAAGCGCATCATCGGCGGAGTTGACCGCCTCGCCGCTCAGCGCAAGGCAATCGGACTCTAAACGATCATGGAAACCATCACGCTCGACTACCCGATTGACTTCGAGGGCGGCAAGCTCGCCGAGGTCAAGGTCCGCCGCCCGAAGGTCTCCGACGTGACGGCCGCCCGCAAGGGTAAGAAGGACGAGGCCGAGCAGGAGGTGGCGCTGATCGCGACGCTCACGGGGCTGCCACCGGCCGCCATCGAGGAGCTGGACCTCGCCGACTACAAGAAGCTCCAAGAGGTCCTTTCGGGTTTTTTTGGCTAGACCGGGACGAGGCGATGCGAGCCGTCCTCGTGCTGGCGCACCACACCGGCTGGAGTCTCGCAGAAATCAATGACCTGCCGACGGACGAGTTCGTCGAGTGGGTGACAAAGCTACCGTCCCGACGATAATGGCCTCTAAGAACTACTCCGCGAACCTCAAGATCGGGGCCGTTATGGGCTCGTCGGTCGGTCGCGTGTTCGGCAACGTCAACAAAAGGATCAAAGAGCAGGAGGCGACGCTCAAGAAGCTCCGCGCATCCTACAAGGAGGCGAGCAAGGGCACGGGCGAATACGCCGGGAAGCTCGACCAGCTTCAACGCGAGATCGACCAGACCGAGGCGAAATTGAAGCGCATGAAGGCCGCCGCCAACTTCAACCTCGGATCGGTGGGATCCACTATGGCGGGCGATTTCAAGCGACTGGCAAAAGGCGCGGGCATAGCGGCCGGGGCCGTCGCCGCCGTGGGCGCTTCCGTTTTTTACGTCACAAAAGGCTTCGTCGA